CTCCCAATGGCAGATAGCCAGACTCGTTCTTGCCGTTGTAATCCGCGAGAATGAATTCATTCCTGTTCGCGGCTTTGATCATTTTCGGTTGCATTGTATGCTCCAAAACCCACGTATTTAATGGACTGATCTCCGGATGTGTAAATCCAATCTCCGCTATTTTCTGAGAATGAAAATCGCGTATATCCATAGACAACCATTGCGCCCCGCTCAAAGTCCTTGAATGACTCAACCGTGGGTGGCTGTCTTATGTACGCAATCTTCCCATCCGCCAGTTTATAGAGCAGTTTTGAACAGCGTTCTCCAACTTCATCTATCGGGCATTTGTCGCTGGCGTCGACGCGCGCCATCACATGAAACATGCCGCCGTAGCGCGAACACATAACATCGACGCCAATGTCTTTAGCTATCGACTTCACTTCGTCAAGTGTCATCTTCTTTTCCCTCTTGTTCGGGATAGAACTGCTCAATCGAGCTAAACGACAGCTCCATGATGTCAGTGAGCTGCGCCACTCGACCTCTGATTTCAAGATCGCGAATTTGGTCTATCTTGCCTGTGTGCCAGTCGGATAGATGTTCTTTGATCAACTGCGCGCGGAAGTCCTCGGCGAAGCGGAGGAATAGCTCGCTGACCGGATGATGCTTCCAAAGCTGAAAATCCGTTTCGGTTATGTCTTTCGGCAATCCCGAGATCATTGTGACGGCCCTCCGGAAGACGCCGTTGGGGCGCCTTGCGCTGGCGCCGAAGCAATCCCGGCCGTCACGTTAGGCTGTGCATTCGGATCGATCGCCGCCGCCGTCGTGTCAATCCCCGCATTGGCCATCGCGTCCATTTGTGTCCGAATCACTTCGAGTTGATGCGCCGCCCAAGCCACGTCCGTCTGCCCGACCGCCTTGTCCGCACTCGCCAGCGCCAGAATCGCCTGCGCGCGGGCTAGAAGCGCTCTCGCCTGTTCACCCTCGATCAACGCCGCATCATGCCGAGCGCGAAGCTGCAATGATGCTTCCTTCTCGGCTTGTTTCATATCGACTTCCTGCTTCTTAAGCTGGATTTCTAGCATGGTCTTGACGATCGCCGGGTTCGGCGGCGGACTCGCAAGGAACAATTCCGCGACATGGTCGATGCTCGCGGCCTGTAGTAAGCGTCGCTTGATCTTCTGACCGTCCATCGTCGGGTCGGCCGCAAACTGCATTAAGAATTGCGCCCTAGCCAAACGCTGCATGTCCGTCACCATCGTCGGGTCGGACACAGGTTCAACGCCAGAGCCTTTCTCGTAATCAGCGCGCGTGATCTTTTTCCATTCCGATCCGACCTTGTAGCTCGTTTCCTCTTCGAGATAAAGGCGATTCAGGCGATAGAGCTTCGCCAATTCATCCTTGAGCGACCGATGAATGCGCTTATAGATTGCCGTGAACGTCTTAAGCCCTTGCTCGATCATGGCGAGCATCGTCGTCGCTGGCGTGTTTCCGGCTACCGTCTCCCCACTCAGAACATCTTTGACGCCAGCGACTTCCTTTGCCGCCTCGATTAACAGACCGAGAAGCTGAAACAGCACGGCATTCGGCCCTGGCGCCGGCAACGGCGCGAATGCATCTCTCACTGCCTGCCCGCTTGCGTTAACCGGCTTCCATTCGCCAGGCAGAAAGCGGACCTGACCCGAATTCATCGATAGTCCTTTGCCAACGAACCCGCCACCGACAACTTGCAAATGACCTGCATCAAGCATCATATTTAGCGTCGTGTTGATGCTTTCATTCAATGATTTGAGCAATTGGCCAAAGCCAAGCCCATATATTCCGCCATCTGTATTAGGAAGGAAATTATATTGAGTATAATAATGTACCGGTTCAATCTTAATTATTTTACCTTTTGTAAAATTATATTTTATCCCTTCCATTTCATAGCGCGCTACGATCCGTACAACCTTGGACGATTCCTTGTGAACCGTTACTATATACGGTTCTTCATACCCATCATCATCTAAATCGCAACGACGATGCTGTTCCAGAAATTCTATCGGCGCGTCATAATCGCCGTCTTCCCCAGTCGATGGATATTCGATCTCTCGGAACGCTCCAGATAATTCTTTTTCCTTGATCTCCCAAGGATATAGTCTGATGATTTCCGTCGCCCGCGGCGCAACTTTCAATTCGCGCGCTTTATAATTGATGACGAGGTCACGCGCTTGCACGAGAAGCGACGAATTGCGGCCTTCTGTTGCGTCAAAAAATGTCTTGCGAAATGCGCAGCCGACAATCGGAAGTACATGCAACAGCGTGTCGGTTTCCGGCTCCCACTCCGGTTGCTCGTCGAGCAGCTGAAATGACATATGCTCGCCGATACGATCGGCTCTGGCCTGCTTATAGCCAGGAGTCTGAAGAACGCCGTCCCGACCAACAGCCCATTGCGAGGGATTGTTAGGATCAAGCGCCGGCGCCTGTCCTTGTCCTTGTCCTTGTTGCGCTTGCGCAGCGAGCGCCTGCAACGCCTGCGGATTCGGAACGCCGTCATCGGGGCCGATCACGACGCCCTTGACCACATCCTTGTTCATGATGATGGCAGGATACGCTCGCGCGGCAAATTGAATCGCCGCTGTCGTCATCACTGGAAAGATGACGTTCGCCGCCTTCGGCCACGGATATTGCTTTTGCTTGGCGACCTGCATGGCGAGGTCCATAGCCTCCTGCGAGCGCTCAAGCCATTCCGAGCGAGAATTTTCGTCAATCTCATATTCGCGGACGACCTTGACGCCAAGCGCGGTCAGCTCGTCGTCGCTGAGGTCCGGCTTGCCATCATTTTCCTCAACCGCGATGTTAGGCGAATCAATCCAGCGTTTGAGTTTGACGACGACCTCAGGGTCTGGCGGCTTCAGCGACGCCAACGTCGGCGATCCATCGGCCGCGATCGGATTTACCGGCACAGCGCCATCGATGTCATTGAGGCTCGTAAGAGCGTTCATTCGCTTCCGTCCAGCGGTACGATTTTGAATCCTTCAACCCACAAAAATGCGAGAAGATTGTTGGCGGATGCCTCGAAGAAATAAGATTGTTCCGGATTCGCCACTGGCGCCCCTTGTAGCCACGCTAGAACCGCCTCGCGAGCGCCATTTCCGGGCCTCGATGTGGGAAGGCGATCAGCCAGGGGAATGATCTCTGCGGTCATCGTTTGGCTATCCTCGCCATTTTATTCGCTTGGTCAACCGTTCGAAATTGTGTCGGGACTCTCAAAAGCTGCGGTTCGCTCACGGCGGCCTCACTTGTCCATTGCAGATTCGAAGGTGCGCCGCATTCGGCCGATCGCCGCCTCAAGCGCCCACGACGTACCCGCACCTATCGCGAAGTCGCTGACAATCCGTTCGTCGGCTTCGCTTGCCTTTAGCCGGCATGACGTCGTCCCCTCTTTGCCACGACCGCGTTCGCCGAGCGAACCGCGCGACCCTCATTCCCCGTGCGCTTCAAGACCGAATTGGCCACGTTGGCCCATTGCTTCTTGGCCTTCTTGTCCTTCGCTTTCTTTGTGTGTTTCGTCGCAGATGACGCGGTCCAAGGCATTTTAGTACCCCGTCACGATTGAACGGCTGGAGTCGTCGGCTTCCACCACATCATCTGGATAGAGCGCCTGATTGTCAATGACAGGCTCGGCAAAAGTCAAAACGACCGAATCCCATTCGTCAGGCGATGAAACGCCGCGAGCGCGCATTTTCTCTTTCGATTCAATCAAAAGCCGCTGATTTATATCATAACTATAACCGGGCGCGCAAGCATCGGTCTGCAACGCGTCGCTGTCCGGCAGATCGGCTCCTCCTACATCGTCAAGCCAGTCGCGCGACCGCTTCCACATTTCCGCGCGCCGATTGCGTGGACCGGGACGCTTTGACCCGTCTTCGAGAATTTCAACAGGTTCTTGCGGCTCCGAAGCAAAATTGACCGCAACGCAAATCCGCGCGTAGGGGTTGCCCCACGACACCAGAATGTCGTAGACGCCCGCCCCTAAGCCGCCAACGTCGACGAAGGCCCGATCCGGCCTTTCACGATCGATTTCGCTCTTTACCCAATTGGCCCCCGCGACGACATCGATCTTGCTCTTCGATTCTACCCGATGCACCTTTCGCCCCTGTCGATAAGCGATCGAGAACCGATCATCGCCGAAACGTGCGGGATCAACGCCCATAATCAGCGGCCCCCATGATTCTCGTTTGGCCTGGCGAGCTCGTAGTACCGCCTCCGGCTTGATATAGCTGTCGTGGCCGGTGGTCTGGAACGCCTCCTGAGCAGTTGCGGGATATTCCTGTTTAAAAAGCAACGGGTCTTTCAACTCGCCGATCTTATGGCGCCGCCAGACGATTTGCTCGAGGTCGGCTCCATGCAGCTCGGCGTACTCGACCTCTTCGTCTGTCGCGACGAAATCCGGCGGCACGGAGCGACGATATTCGTCCTGCCATAGCCAGGGGACGAAGACGCCGATGTAGTCGCCCTCTCCCTGTTCCGCGGCACGCCACCGCTGATGGAAGAAATTCCCCATCCCGTTCGCCGTGCTTTCGAGGATGATCTCCGTCCCATCCTCATCAGGCACAGTTTGGAGAATGCCAGCGGCGTGTGTCTCGGCGAATTTCCAGAATCCGACCTCACTGCCGTGTAGAAGTTGAATCGTAGCAGAACGTCCCGTCCCTTGAGTCCCCGCCGTCCCTACCTTGTACCCCGAATCGAGGCCGGGAAACATCAACTCCTTGGCGTTGGCCGCGCCGGTTTCCGGCCTCACCGCCTCCGGACAGTTATCATGGAACCGCGTCACCATGTCGAATAGATTTTGCGTCGCGGCGTCCTCGTGGGTCAAAATGAACACTCGCAACCCACGCGTATGCGTCGCCCGGTGATAATAGCGCCCCCCGACGTACGTTGAGCATCCTTGCTGACGCCCCTTCAGAATAAGCGCTCGCACGCGCCCGATCTGATGA